AACTCTTGATTGGTGGCCAGGTGGTCCCGAATTAATTACATATATTCAAAAAAACTTTTCGCATGAAAATGTGGAAATTCTTACCTCATCTGGTGGCAACAAGTACCATAGTGAAGTGGAAGTTCAAAAGAATGTTTGGATTAAAAGAATGAATCTTTCCGAAAAATGGAAAGTCAATGTAGTAGCAGGTAGGAAATTAAAGGCGGAGTTCGCTACTCCAGATAGCATCTTGATTGATGATACCTTAGATGTTATCGAGGCCTTTAACAAAGCAGGTGGTATAGGTATTCATCACAAGGATGTTGGCAATACTATCATGTTGCTTGACATACTCTTGGACAAAGCACATAAATAACTTTATATTATGATACTGTGGACAAGAAGTTATATATTTAATACATTTAATACGAGGTAATACAATGAGTTCATTTGCAAATCTAAAGCGCAATCGTAGTTCCATGGATAAACTAACCAAGGCGATTGAAGCTACTCAATCCGGTTCATCAGAAGCCGGTTCAAAAGACGATACTCGCTTTTGGCAACCATCAGTAGATAAATCTGGCAACGGCATGGCTGTTGTTCGTTTTCTCCCAGCACCAGCAGTTGATGGTGATGATGCTCTGCCGTGGGTTCGCACATTCAGTCACGGATTTCAGGGACCTGGCGGTTGGTTCATTGATAACTGTTTGACTACTTTGAATGATAAGTGTCCAGTCTGCGAGCATAACAATGTTCTGTGGAATTCTGGCATTGAAGCAAACAAAGAAATTGCTCGCAAGCAAAAGCGTAAGTTGACATATATTGCCAACATTTTGGTTATTTCAGACCCAAGCAATCCCGAAAATGAAGGTGAAATCAAACTGTATAAGTTTGGTAAAAAGATTTTCGACAAGATTTCTGAGGCGATGAATCCAGAGTTCGCTGATGAAACACCGGTTAACCCATTTGACCTATGGGACGGTGCCAACTTTAAGTTGAAGATTCGTAATGTTGAAGGCTATCGTAACTATGACAAGAGTGAATTTGCCGATGCAAGTCCTCTCTATGATGGTGATGATGCCAAATTGGAAGAATTGTGGAAGAAAGAGTTTTCTCTCAAAGAATTTACTGCTGCTTCACAGTTTAAACCTTATGAGCAGTTGAAAGGTCGTTTGGACAAAGTTCTAGGTGCACCAGTAGCATCTAGTAAGGCAGAATCTGCTGATATTAGTCCATTCAAGTCGGAAGAAGCTAAAAGCATTCCTTCTGCAAAAGCACCTTCATTAGCTGAAGATGATGATTTGGATTATTTTAAATCGTTAGCTGACGCTGAGTAAAAGTCCCATGCAAGTGCGTTAAACCCCGCTTCGGCGGGGTTTTTTACGTGGTACGGTCTATTAAGTATTTACCAAAATACTGGTCATAAGCAGTCATTTGGGAATTACCACCGCCACCGCCATTATTGACTACTGTTTGTCTATTGTCTTGTGCTACTTGAACTGGTGATTGGTCTTTTGCTGGAGAATTTTTAGCTAATTCTTTTTCTTGTGAAAAACTGTTTATTTTTGCCCCAGAAAATGGCAAACTTAATTCTTTTTGTAAAAGAGCTAATTGTGTTGATGATGTTCCTGTTTTATCTCCTTTTCCATTAACTGCTAACTGAACTTCATTTTGTGTAGGTTCAATTTTATGGCCATCTTTATCAATTTTCTCATAGTGTAAATGTGGACCAGTAGTTCGACCAGTTACACCCATTTCAGCAATTTTTTGACCTTCTCTAACTTTGTCTCCAACTTTAACGGCAAATCCATTCAAGTGTGCATATTTTGATTTACTACCATCCGAATGTTGGATTTCTAATTGATTTCCATAACCACCAGCATCTTTTCCATCAGCACGGACAACTTTACCATCACCTGTAGCATAAATTGGATCTCCAACATTTCCGGTCCAATCTACTCCTGCGTGTTTATGGTCTCCTCTATCTTCACCAAATTTTCCACTCATTTTACCTTTACCACCGGAGTTTGTTGATGCAGTTGGTGTTGGAGAAATAGTATTATTATTATCATCATCTATAGCTATAGGTGATGTATTTGTGCTTGCATCAACTTCATCTGTATCTGGCGAGCCCATGTATTTTTTCCATTGAGTGTATATTTCATACGCCATATAGAGATTAAATCCTAAATTTAATAAAGCACCAACCCAACCAACAATTGGAATGGCCATTAATCCACCCATAACGGCTAGTCTACCTGCAATTTTAGCAAATATTTCTTTACCTAAAGCCCTTTCAAGAAATCGTAAAAACCCTGCCCATGATTTTTGTCCTAAACCTTTTGCAGCTTTTGGTGTAGCTTTTTCTGCGGATTGAACCCAAGGATTAGCTGAAACTTTGGCATTACTAATTGCTTGACCAGTTTGTTTTACTAATCCTACTCCTTTAATTCCTGCTTTTGCTATTCCATATCCAGCAACACCAATAGCAGCTTTTGTTCCAAATGACATACCGTCATCTTGTTTACTTGGTGTTTGCTCTAGTTCAGTATCAGTTTTTTCTGGCGCACCAGCAAAAACTCCTGATGCTCCTAAAAGTCCTGCAAGGCCTAATAATCTACCAATCTTTGTTTTAACTAAAAAACCAAGAATGCCCCAAATAACTCTACCAAAACCAGCAACAGCTAAGCCCGCCATTCCTAAAACTCCAGCTAGTGTGCCTAATGGTGCAAGTAAAGATGCAAAAATTGCTCCTGCGGCTGCAATTATTCCTAAGAGACCGCCACTTCCTTCTTTCTTTTCTTCTACTTTGGTTGGTTTAGTTGATTTATTATTTTTATTAAAAGTTGCTTCATAAGCATTTTCTCTAAATTTAGAATCACTAAAAAAATTATGAGCTTTTGTTGAAGCAGTTTCTCCTTGCATTGTAACCAATTTAGCAACATTTTTCTGCATAATGTTCATTTGCTCGGCTAGGCGAGGCAAAGACATGGAATTTTTTGCAGTTATTTTACCGTTAATACTAATTTCTTGTAAAATGGTAGATGAACCAGAAGAAATTGCATCCGAAGCGGATGAAACTTTACTCTTATCACTATCAATTGCCGAATAACCTTTACCAAATATTTTACGACCAATGATTGATCCTAAGCCTGAACCACCAAATAAATTATTTCGGATGTCCATTTTTTCTCTAGCATTTTTACTTAGTGCAGAAGAAGCACCACTAAAAACACCTTTGGTTTTATATTCTTGTTTTAGTATTTCAGCTAATCTACTCATTTTTAATGCCTTTGCATTTGTTTAATTTTTTCGTTTTCTTCTTCCAGATATCTCATTAGCATATTCACATAGATATCTCTTTCCCAAGGTAACATATTTTCCAATTCTGTCAAACTATACTTGTGATGTTGCATTAAAGCAAAGTTTGTTTGGTAATAGTTCGTTAGGTTCTCATGACCAAAACTTACACGAAAAAATTTTGAATTCCTTCCAATTCTACTTTTTCTTCGTGTCCACATTTATTACATTTAAAATCTATATCTCGTTTCATTTTAGGCATAGTATCAAAGAAAGCTTTAATTTTTTCCAAATCTTTTGCTTGCATAGATTCCACAAATTCAATTAATTCTTCTTCCGTATTATCTTTAGCATAATAAATTGAATCTTGGTCATAAATGTAATCAATACAACCTATTGTTGTTTTAATAATTGAATCTGATTGGTTTTCAATATCAAAATTTTTCAATGTTTCAAAACTTGGATATTTCATTACCATACCCATTCTTTCAGTAATCTCAATTTTACTTGTGTGGCTTTCTTGTTTTTCTGGTTTAATGTCTAAGACATTCAAATCAATTTCAACAACATTATTGCATTTTTTTTCTTCTTTTGTTTCTTCATCTAAAATATTATTGTTGCATTTATATTTTAAATTTACAATCTCACTAATTGACCTTGCACGAATATTTAAAAACAAATATTCTATATCAAATAATGGTAAAGAATTTATATCAAATTCATCCAAAATACAATTATTAAGAATCTGTTTAATTGTATCTACAACTGAATCTAACTCCTCACTTTCATTAGCCATTAAAAATAGCTTTTCTTCTTTCACGGTGAATGGTCTAAATTGCAAAGTTTTATCATTTGATATCAACTTCACATTATAAACCGGCACATCAATTTTAGGTAACATATTATATCCTCATAAATTAAAATAATTTTCCAAATACACTCGTAGCTCGTCCAATTCCACCCATAATGGAATTTCCAGTATTGTTTGTAAAGTTTACAGTTTTTATTCCAAGAATTGTTGCAGCTGCTTGAGCTAAATCATAATTGCCATCATAAATCACACGATATTTTTGATATGAAAATTGAACAGATACACGATGAAAACTATCTTCTGACCAACTTAATGGTTGAGCCGATACTCCAATAGGAAAAGCATCAATCAATTCAACAGCATAGATTTGTTTAATAAAATCATCATATTGGATAACTTTAATATTTGTCATATATCTTGTAGATTCACCTTTGGCAAACCTTAGGTTATTTGTATCACTTGGATTAATTGCTTCCAACCAGCGGTCAAACAATTTTCTTTCATAAAAATCATTTGTTGATAGAAATCCTAAAGTAATATCATTATATTGTGTTAAGTAAGGAACTTTAAATGTTGGTCCGTAAACTTTGGCATCTTGTGTCATCAATGTTTTGCCAGGCAATTCAGCAGTTTCACATTGTAATGCCAAATAACGGGACAAAGAAGCATTTGAAGTTTTTGATTGTTCGTCTTGTGGTTGAGTAGCAAAGATATCAGTTAAACTAGAAACAATTGTATTTGGCAAATTGACTAATTTTTCAAAAATAGATTGGCTAACAAAATTGTTAATATACGGAGGAATAGGTAATATTACCTCAAATCTTGATGGCTTTGCTGGGCCATCTTTTGCTCGCATATTTGATAAGAATAAATTTGGTGCAAATGACATTAGAATTTTTTCCTAGAATCTGTCCATACTTTGTTTTTTGTTGCGCCACTAAAATCTTCGGTTGGGAGTAAAGCGGCAATATCCCACTCATCGGCAGTAATCTCTAAGAATCTGCTTTTGACTTGTTTGTAAAGGTACTTCTTAATACAAGGAAGACCTTCGTAAATTGTGCTGGCATTTTTAAGAACATTATAAGTTAAGCGAAGCTTTGTAGTTTCATCATACTTATGATTGTTCAAAAAATGGCTCAGTTTGTCTAAAAGAATGACACGTTGCTTTGGACTGATATAGTGTAGATTCAGTCCTAAAAAACCGTCTTGGTATCGTTCAATTGGTATAACCAATGGGAACCTATCGTAATATGGCAACATATCTTTCAACTTAGGGTCATAGAAGTAAAAATACATCCGACCTATCATGGACTTATCTTTTAAGTTATCACGGTCTTTCATTAACGCCGTGCGGCTGGGAGATAAACTCTTAACCTTAGCCTTTAGCCAATCTCTTGCTTCACTAGTTCTAGGTTCAAAACCTGTCTTGTCTAGTTCTTCCTTGATTCGCTGGATTAAGTAAGCCATGTTCTATTTATACTGAAAAATATAGCTC